TGACATTAGAAACACCGAAGGTTCGACTCCTTCTTTCCCCACAATGTCGGATCGCAACCGACTAGCAGGTAACTGGCGGATGCCCTGCAAAAATAAAAATAGCCATAAGTGTTGCTTGGTGTCAGCGCCTTAAATGTAGGCATACAGCTTACGGAAACGCACATTGGGATGTAGCGCAAATGGAAAGAGCAGTGTCCTTCTAAGGCATAGGCTGTGGGTTCAAGTCCCATCATCCCAACTTTATCTTTATCTCCACTTAGTCTGGTACTACTGCAATAGTTCAGGTCGATGGGAGATGTATGGATAGTAGTTGCTCATTATCGGTTAACGAAAAACACTTCTGTGAGTAGAATTTGCAGATTCAAAAGCAGTCGAGCCTTGTTTGGGTCGGGTGGGTTCAACTCCCACGGCAACTATTCCCTGTCTAAAACGTAAGCCACATACGTTTAGCGAAAACCAAGCCTATGAAGTAGAGAACAGACAAGACTGTGAGATTGTGGATAGTCAGTGACAAGTAGGCGGTGCATCTTTGGTTATGGCAAGCGCAAGCCATAAAAGGTTTTACGGTGCGATTTCCATGCATAGCTCCAGTGGAAGAGCGGCATCCGCATAGGATGTGTGTCGGAGGTTCGATTCCTTCTGCATGGGTTACGGAGGATATGAGGATGAATGGATTGAAAGACTATCAACCGCAAACAAAAGCATTACGAAATTTTGGTATAGATGTTTCCAAAGAAGCGGTAGAAAAATATGCTTTGGAAAATTTTGGTAAAATTCCACAAAATCAGATTGAAAGAGATTCTGCGAGAGACTGTAAAATAATAGAAGAAAGCAGAAGGATTGTGAAATAAAAATGAAAGACACGATATTATACATCAGCGATAGAGAAGAAAAAATAGTAGATTTCTTAAAATATCTTCAAAAGAAACTTGAAGATAATAAAAAGTGGTGCGATTTAGATTATCAGCACGATATTTTAAAAACAGAAAATTATGATATTGTTGGAAAATCATTTTATGGGAATCGTTTAGGATGTGGATATGGGTATTGTTTGTATTACTGCATAGACGAATTGATTGACAAAAATAAAATGACAGAAAAAGATAATGAACAACTAAAGGAAATTTTGTTTCATGTCAGAGAAGGAGCAAAAGAAGTATCCGAACTGGAAATGTTGTGTATGTTAGGTTTGGTTTGAAAGGTTGGTGGAGTAATGAAGCCATTAGAAGAAATATTTTTCAGAGCTTGCGTGAATGAGCAGAAAAGAAAATTACATTTTAGTGATCGGGAATTGAGCATAAGAACTATTGGTAATATTTTTGAAAGGCTTGGATTTTCGTACAAGCAGTTAATGTATTATGTCAGAAAGTGGTATGACAAGGGATTTTATAATTATGGAGTGACGCTTGACTTAGGCTGGTTTGAATTTGACAAGCTGACCGGAGAATATAAGCAGATTTATGATTATATGACAAGTACGGACGGATGGAAAGATGGAGAACTTGCAAATTATATTGTCAGTAATTCGTTTAATCGGGAAATGATAACAAATTTTGCATTGAAAAAGCATCTTGGAATTGAAAAAGATGAGGACTTCTTCAATCCATACAAAGAGGGGTAACTAATGAAACATCAGAAAGAATGGCACACTTGCGATAGGTGTGGAGTAGAAATAAAGAATACACTTATCAGAAAAGGGAAAGCGAAAATTAAGTCAAAAATACAAAAAGGTTATCATATTGATAGTTTGCTTGACAATTTTGGAATTATTTTGTACACAGAAGAAGCAGAAATTGACTTATGCCCTAAGTGCCGGAAAGATTTTGTGAGGTTTATGAAGAATGAAAATAACGGAAATGAATAATTGCATTGAAGAAATGCGTAAGTGTTATAACTTTAATGATGATAAGACTGAAATAAGGCTTGGGGATATGATAAGTGGACTTAACAAATATGTAACTGTCTGTACAAGAGATGAAAATGGAACACAGATTGAAATGACAAGACATGCAGACGAATTAGAATAAACAAAATCACCGGCTAACAAACGGAGTTAGTCGCTAACCTAGAAAAATTATAGGCAGAATCCTATAAGGCACTTCTGCCACAAGCGGAGGTGCTTTTCTTTTGGCGAGTCAGAGCCTTATATCGGCAGTAAACAGCTATGACAATTACATACAGCGCAAGGGAATTGATGAACAGGTCATTGATGCGTACATACAGGCATTATCGGTTGCATTTCGGTCAGAAAATGATGTCAAGTACGGATTGCAGCAATCAGCAAAAACAAAGTCACTCATTGCAAAATATGTCAGAGAAAAGACAGGCGGAAGAGTTGCTGATTTGGAAGTATACGCAGGGGATAATGATACATCATATAAAATTTTAGATCAATTTTACAATGTTTTAATGTATGAATCAGCGTATCTAGTTGACAGCTTTTTTTATTACATTGAAGTTGATGAAAAAGACCCGTGGAGAAGATTTTATTTTCCAAGAAGAAACGTTTTAAAACCAGTAGTAGGATCATATCAAGAAATTTACGATGGAAAACTGGATTTCCTATCAGTTTCACAGCCTAAACGTACTGGTAAGACCACTGGTGGACTAAAACTTGCACAGATGATGGGTGGAAGAGACCCGGACGGAAGCATTTTCGGTGTTGGAAAAGGTGAAGGATTGGTAAAAAGGTTCTACGGTGGACTTTTGCAAGGATTTGAGACTGAAAGTACCTATCAAAGGTTTTTAAGTGTTTTTCCTGAAGCTACAAAAATAAGCAAAGATGGGTACAAGAGTGCAGAGAATCTGTCCATAGACCTTAAAAGTAAGAATATCTTTCCAACATTTACTTGCCGACCTATTGATGGAGCAATCGTAGGTTGTACCGAAGCAAACGTGCTTGTCTATATTGATGACTGCGTAAAAAATCACGAGGAAGCAAGAAACCGTGATAGATTAGAGTTCCTGTGTGAAAAGGTCACAGATGACGTTTTAGGACGTAGATTAGAGGGTACACCCATTATTATCCAGGGAACAAAATACAGCCTGTATGACCCTATTACAGCGTTACAGAACAAGGCTGATGAACTTGGATGGAGATGGAGAGAAGTTGCGATTCCGGCACTTGACCCTGTAACGGACGAAAGTAACTGGGAAATATACCGAAAGGACAAGCGAGGTCTTAGAAAAATATTCACTACGGACTATTACCGGAAAGAAAGAAAACTTGTTTCCGAAGAAACCTGGGCGGCAGAGTTCCAACAAGAGCCATACGAAGCAAAGGGAAGAATGTTCTCTGAAAGTGAGTTAAATTATTTTGAGGAACTTCCAGTTGACAGAGAGCCGGATGCAATCATGGCGGCTTGTGATAGTGCTGACAAGGGAGAAGATAGCTGCGCTATGCCAGTCGGATATGTGTACGGTAACGAGGTATATATCGTTGATGTAGTATTTGATAATGCAGGAACACAGTTCACAAAGCCTGAATGCGCAAATATGCTTATTAAGCACAATGTAAAGACTGTGACATTTGAGAGTAACAGTGCCGGAGAATATTTCGGTCGTGATGTAATGGAACTTGTAAAGGAACAGGGTGGAAGATGTAGCGCAAGGTTTAAGTTTAACTGTTCTAACAAAATTACGAGAATGGAAAATGCAAGGGATAATGTAATTCGTGATTACTATTTTCGTGATTTCAAGAAAATGGACAGGCAGAGCCAGTACTACAAATTCATGAAGGAATT